CGCGCATGACAAAGACTGCCACGAGAATACCGATGCCAAGAATACTAAGTCACAAACAAATTGAGGCCCGCAAGTTTTGGAGGCTGGCAGATAGCACGGACGAAGGCAGAGATATGTTGCGTCAACGCCTTGCTGAAGATGTCGCTGCGTGGGAAGCTGCGGGTAACAAAGCAACCGAAGTGCCCATCGGCGCAAGCGGTATAAAAGGCGCGGTGTTTGCATCCTACGCCAAGGCACAAGCCAACGGGCTGAAGAAAATCAGGAACCCAAGGAAACAAACATAGAATGAATAATCCCAGCCAAGCGTGGTCCTACAGCAGCATCAAGACCTTTGAACAGTGCCCGAAGAAGTACTACCACCTCAAGATCGCCAAGGACGTTAAGGATGAAGGCGGACAGGCGAGCATTTACGGCAATTTGGTGCACAAGGCTGCGGAGGACTACGTGCGGGATGGCAAGCCGATACCACCAGAGTACAGCTACATGCAGCCTGTACTAGACGCATTGCTGCAAATCCCCGGGGAGAAACACTGCGAGCTTAAACTGGGCGTAAGCTTGGAGGACAACAATTACTACCCAGTTGACTTCTATGCCCCGGGCGTGTGGTGGAGGGGCATTGCCGACTTACTTATAGTGAACACTTCTACCGCCTACTTAGTTGACTACAAGACTGGGAAGAACGCCAAGTACGCAGATACCAAGCAGTTGGACGTATTGGCCGGCGCAGTATTCACGCACTTCCCACAAGTTACGCATATAAAGTCAGCACTTGTTTATTTGGTCAGCAACGAGCTGATAAAAAAAGAGCAGGTAGCCAGCATGGCGAAGTCCTATCTAGCTACGTTTGCCCCATCCCTTGACAGACTACAAGTTGCGGAACAGACTAATGTGTGGAACCCAGTCAGTGGGCCACTATGTAGATATTGTCCAGTTACCACATGCGCACATAACCGCAAATGAGAGGTGCCTCATGGCCAGAAACTATAAAGAAGAGTACGCCAACTACCAAGGCTCGGAAGAACAGAAGAAGAACAGAGCCAAGCGTAACGCAGCACGCCGTAAGGCTATGCGCGAGGGCAAGGTAAGTAAAGGTGATGGCAAAGACGTGGCACACGTCAAAGCTATGGATAAGGGGGGTACCAACGGTGATGGGGTGCGCGTAGAGTCAGCACCCGCTAACCGCTCGTTTCGCAGGGACGCAAAAGGAAATTTGGTATCAGAAACCAGCAAACGCGAACGTAAAAAGAAGTAACACATATGCAAGTGGTACAAAACACAGCGTTAGTGCTTAAAACACGTACCCCCCACAAACTACTTGACGCAGGGGTAACACATAAAATTCTGTCCGAGCAAGACGGCATGTACGAAGTAGCCGTACGTTGGACGTTACCGGACACACAAAAGCTGGTTAACGCCGGGGGTAAAGACGTACCATCACCTATGCTGCGTGACTACACATGGACGGGCAAGCTCACTCCATACGCCCACCAAAAAGAAACTTCAGCGTTCCTATCCCTACGAAAAAAAGCATTCTGTTTTAACGAGGCTGGTACTGGTAAGACAGCATCTGTTATATGGGCTGCAGACTACCTTATGAAGCAAGGGGCTATAAATAGGGTGCTGGTCATATGCCCTCTGTCCATCATGAAGTCAGCATGGCAAGCGGACTTGTTCAAGTTTGCTATGCACCGAAGCTGCGCAGTGGCCCACGGTGCCTCAGAGACACGCAAGAAAATAATATCCTCCGGGTGTGAGTTTGTAGTAATAAACTTTGACGGTGTTCAGGTAGTGCAAGATGTCATCCTTGCCAATAAGTTCGACTTGATCGTGGTAGACGAAGCTAACGCGTATAAAAACGTGCAGACCAAACGGTGGAAGACACTAAACAAACTGGTTACTCCAGATACGTGGCTATGGATGCTTACTGGAACCCCGGCTGCCCAGTCCCCGATGGACGCCTACGGACTAGCCAAACTAGTTAGCCCGGACAAAGTGCCCAAGTATTACGGGCAATACCGCGACTCTGTTATGTACAAAGCTACCCAGTACATATGGAAGCCTAAACTAACCGCAGACAAGACCGTGCATAGCGCCCTGCAACCCGCCGTAAGGTTTGAAAAGCGCCAGTGCCTAGACTTACCAGAAGTCACGCACTTGGATAGGGAAGCCCCCCTTACCGCGCAACAGATGAAGTACTACAAGGTACTTAAGAAGCGTATGCTCATGGAGGCGTCTGGCGAGAAAGTTACTTCTGTCAACGCAGCCACAAACTTGAACAAACTACTGCAGCTGTCAGGGGGTGCGGTCTATTCTGATACTGGGGAGGTCGTAGAGTTTGACGTAAACAACCGCCTCAATATAGTGCTCGAAGCTATACAGGAATCCAGCCATAAAGTGCTTGTGTTTGTACCGTTCACACACACCATAGAACTACTTAAAGAGTTCTTGGACAAAAATAACGTACCCACTGAAGTTATATCCGGGTCGGTGTCCCTCAACAAACGTAGCTCTATATTTGACGCGTTCCAGACATCCCCTACACCTAGAGTTCTTGTAATACAACCCCAAGCTGCATCGCACGGCCTTACCCTAACCGCAGCGGACACCATAATCTGGTATGCCCCTGTTGCAAGTGTTGAGACTTACCTGCAAGCTAACGAGCGCATCAACCGCCCCGGCCAGAAGAACGCCATGACTATAATACACAGTCATGGTAGTGACGTTGAGCGCAGGTTGTACGCCATGCTCCAAAACAAAATACTAGACCACAACAAAATTATTGATCTTTACCACAAAGAAATACAATCAGACAGTTGACATTGTCAAACCCGATGGTAGACTGATGCTCCCTTAACAAAAAGGAGCCAAGTTATGACCATCTCTGCAGACCGGCTAGTGCAGTCCTACATGGACTTGCGTACAGCCATACAAGAACGAGAGGAAGAAATAAAAACGCTGAAGGAACAGCAATCTGAAGTAAGCAACAAACTGTTGGAGTTGTGCGCTGAGCAAGGCATGGACAGCCTTCGCACTGAGTACGGCACTGTAAGCCGCAGGGTTTACTCTTCGTACTGGACCACAGACTGGGAGCGTATGTACGAGTTTATCGCTGATAACGAGGCATACCACCTGCTTGAGAAGCGCATACACAACACGCACATGAAAGAGTTCCTGCACGACAACCCGGACAAGCTGCCAGTTGGCCTACAGTCCGAAAGTAAATACATAGTATCTGTACGTAAACCCTCTAATCGGAGCGACTAATATGTCCAACGACGTTTCAATTTTCCGCAACAAAAACGCAGTAGGTGTGTCGTCTGAACGCCGCCTTACCAAACTGGGCCAGAGCATTGCCTCTACATCCATAAACCGCCGTATCCAGACCAACGTCAACGGCACGTTCAAGAAGCTGGTTAACGGCGAGCAGATTGGTAGCGCCGTCCGTGGCGAGATGAATGTAATCATCATCAACCTGCTGCCCAGCGTGTCTCGTGTGTACTACGCCAGCAAGTATGACCCCAACGCAGAAGCCACACTGCCAAACTGCTGGTCTAATCTCGGTGACGCCCCCGAGGACAACGTACCAGATGCGATGCACTCAAACTGCGCCGACTGCGACATGAACGTAAAAGGCTCGGGCCAGAACGGCGGTAAGGCATGCCGCTACCAGCGCCGTATTGCTGTATTGCTTGAGGGAGATACTACTGGTGACGTTTATCAGTTCAACGTCCCGGCCAAGTCTATCTTTGGTAAGGGTGTTGGCAACGAGCACCCGTTTGAGTCGTACATGAAGTTCCTCACGGCGAACGGTGAGTCCCCGGATACTGTGGTAACTGCAATCCGCTACGACGACGACGCTGACTCTATGGAGCTGCTGTTCTCCCCTGTACGTCAGGTTACGGATCAGGAGTTTGAACTTGTACAGCAAGCTCAGAATAAGCGGGAGTCCGACAAGTACGTACGCATTACCGTGGCGCAGCTTGATGGCGTGACGAAGCTGCCTGTAAAGGAAGAGAAACCGGTGGAGGCCCCGAAGCCTAAAGTACAGCGTAGCGAAGACCCTGACGACGACGACACTCAGGCTGAGGAAGTAGCGGAACCCAAGAAACGTGCTAAGTCTGCCAAGTCGGAGACAATAGCTGTAGTTCAGAGCAACGAATCACTGGCCTCCGCGCTTGGAGAGTGGGGCGCCCAATGAGCCATGGCTACAGCGTACATCTGGTTAACCTGAACAAGCAGGCTGACAAGAAGTCGCTTGGTGCGCAGCTTGGCAGGGTCTGTATAGCAGAGAATATTCCGGTGTCTGTAGTAGCTGCAGAACTGAACATCAGCCGGCAAACCGTGTACAACTGGTTTGCCGGTTTGGTGGAGCCTTCCAAGGATAGAACTAAGCGCATACAGGCGTTTATCAAAAAAGTTACAAGGTGATGCATATGGATGGGTTTGACCTAATAGGGTTTGTCCGTCCTGCGGGTGGGTGGTATGCGCTCATTGCTGTCCAGAACAAGACTAAAGTACGGCAGCTGTTTTTTGAGACGCGGGAGGAGCTGGATAAAGCTATAGAGGACTTTACAGCACGGCGGTGGTGTACGTTTTTTGGTTTGGCCAGATTCAAGACTGGCGAAAACCGTACGCATGAGAACGTGGACGCGATGAAGTCTTTCTGGGTCGATATTGATTGCGGCCCGGGCAAATCCCAGATAGACGAAACCACAAAGCGACCCACAGGATACGAGACACAGCTTGACGGACTCAACGCACTACGTGAGTTCTGTACCAAAACGGGGTTACCAAGGCCATTGTTGGTTAACTCTGGTAACGGTATACATGCGTATTGGGCGCTTACAGAGGAGATGCCTGCAGACGCGTGGGACGTTGTGGCTAAGCAGTTCCGTGCGTCCTGCATACAGCATAACTTCTACATAGACACGAAGGTGTTTGAGCGGTCCAGAGTTCTGCGGCAGATAGGCACCTTCAACTTTAAAGGGGACTTGCGTGGTGAGCCGGCCAAACCTGTAGAGCTTATAAGCAAAGCCGGACCGTTCGACATATCTGTAATACGGGATGCGCTAGGTGTAACGGTAAGTGCGCCCGCTACGTTGTTTGGGGCACCCAAGAGAAAGCTTACTGCACTAGGTGCGGCGTTAGCGGCTAATGTGGACTCAAGTTTTACCAAGATAATGCAGCGCACCAGTAAGGGGGAGGGGTGCCAGCAACTTGCAGATTGCTACATTAATCGCGCTACACTACCTGAACCTAGATGGTTCGACGCTCTGTCTGTTGCCAAGTTTTGTAACGACCGTGACACCGCCATACATAAGCTGTCCCACGGGCACCCGGACTACGACCCCGACGCCGTAGAACGTAAGATCAAAGGTATAAAAGGCCCACACACTTGTGCAGAGTTTGAGGTAAACAATCCCGGTGGGTGCGATGAGTGCCCCCATAAGGGAGGGATAAGGAGCCCCATAGTACTAGGTAAGGTAATAGCCAGATCAAGCGGTGTAGTAACAGTCGAGGAGCCAGTTGACGAGGAGGGTGAAGAAAAAGAGCTGCCTGTCACCCATGTGATTCCCGAGTTCCCATTTCCGTACTTCCGGGGCAAGAACTGCGGTATTTACGTTACGCAGGAGGGGGAGGACGCAGAACCGCTGCTTGTATACGAGCACGACCTGTATGTTGTAAAACGCATGAATGACCCCACACATGGCGATATCGTAGTGTTGCGGTTGCACCTACCCAAAGACGGTATGAAGGAGTTTGTAGTCTCCAATGTGCAGCTGGTCGATAAGAAAGAACTTTGCAAGACATTGGCTAGTTACGGTGTGGTTTGCAACGAACGAAAATTTGTGTACTTGATGATGTACTTACAGGCATCAGTCAAGGCATTTCAGGAACGGGAGAGGGTTGAGAAAATGAGACTACAGTTTGGTTGGTCAGATAATGACAGCAAGTTTATATTGGGTGAGCGGGAGATAACCGCTGGTTCTACGTACTATAGCCCGCCGTCCTCAATGACACGGGATATGGCGGGGTACCTGCATGCCAAGGGCGATTTTGAAGTATGGAAGTCAGTGTTCAATCTATACAACCGCCCCGGTATGGAACCGCACGCGTTCGCTGCCCTTACTGCGTTTGGTGCACCCCTGTTGAAGTTCCTTGGGCAGAAGGGGGCGTTAATCAACCTGATTAACAATAAGTCGGGCACCGGAAAATCTACCGTCCTCTATATGTGTAACAGCGTATATGGAGCGCCCGTAGAGCTGGCCTCAACGTGGCAGGACACTTTGGCTGCTAAGATTCACAAGCTCGGGGTGCTTAACAATCTACCTTTTACTATAGACGAGATGACGAATATGGAGGCAAAGGACTTCTCCACGTTGGCGTACAGCATTTCACAGGGGCGTGGCCGTGACCGCATGAAGCAGTCCTCTAACGAACTACGGGTGAACGTAACTAGCTGGGCGACCATCGCGCTGTGCAGTTCTAACTCTGCATTTGCCGAGAAGTTGACAGGGGGCAAGAACAACCCGGAAGGTGAGCTTATGCGGTTGTTGGAGTACTCCATCGACCATACTACTGCTATCCCAACCGCCGAGGCTAAGCATGCTTTTGACCACCTGCTGCGGGAGAACTACGGTCATGCTGGGGATCGGTATATATCTTGGCTAGTAGCCAACAAGGAGGAGGCCACAAACTCGGCGCTTGAGATACAGGCAAAAATAGACTCAGAGTCCAAACTGAGCCAACGCGAGCGGTTTTGGTCGGCTACCATTTCGTCCAATTTGGCAGGGGGGCTCATCGCCCAGCGCCTAGGTCTGCACGATTACGACCTTAAAGCTATCTACACGTGGGCCATGAGTACTCTTATCCCAAGCCTACGTGATAGTAGTAGCGCACCCATCTCCGACGTTAGTGCCATAATTGGTGACTACATACACCGACACATACAAAACGTACTCGTGGTAGATGGTGAGATTGACCGCAGAACAAGTAAGTTTAGTACGCCGCTTGTGGAACCTAAAGGCTCACTACTCATACGTTACGAGCCAGATACAAAGAATATGTTTCTTATGGCCAAGGCGTTTAAGGAAGACTGCATCAAGGTGCAGATAAACTACAAGGACACCCTGAAGCAGCTGAAGACTCGTGGCATACTTGTGGACAGTGGGGTAAAACGCCTAGCTAAGGGTATGCGGATAGAATCCCCCGGGGTGCATACGCTTGTGCTCTCCTGTAGCCACCCAGACTTCGCTGGTGTGGATGTGTTTTTACCGACTACGGACACAACGCCAGATGCAGGTGGAAAAGGTTAGGTACGCTGTAAATTGGCGGGAGTTCAAGGTGGGGCGATCTATATTCATCCCCTGCCTTTCCCCGCAAACTGCATGGACAGAGCTGCACCCCGTGTTCAAGCGCCTCAAGTACAACACTGTACATAAAGTGTGTATAGAGGACGGGGTGCGCGGCCTGCGTATATGGCGGGTTAGTCGGTAAAGTACTCTGCCTGTATCTCTGGCAGCAGCCCCTTGGAGAACCGCAAGCCCGCTATCTTCTCTTCTTCCGCAGCCATGCGGGACTTGAAAGACCGCTCCAACGTACTGGAATCCATAAGCTGGGGGTGGCTACGCATAAACTCTCCGGCCTCCCGCTGCGCCTCACGCATAAGCTCTGAATCCCCTGCCAGCTTGGAAGCATAATACTTGTCGAGGATTCTGGACTTCCTATCCAGCAACGCCTGTTCGTAAGCCTTTGCTGATGCTCGCTTCTGGTACAACTGAGACACTTCTGCTGGTGCAAACCCGATGGACTGTGTGGCCGCCTGCCACATATCTATATCCTCGACCACAGGGGAGCCGGTACGGGTGGTGACACCCTCCATGTAGTACCTGTACCCCCGCATACCGTTACGTGCAAACGCAGGTACCACAGCCTCTACTGCCTTATACCCACTACCACCTTCGCTCCAGTCGCTAAGCGCAGTTCCCACACTGATACCGTAGGAGCCAAGCGGACCAAACATGTTACTCATAATAGTGCGTATGAGACCGTACTCACGGATACTTTGTGGGTCATCGCGGAACAGTACATCGTTAGCTAGGGCAGCGCGCTCGCTGATGTCCACCTTCAGAAGGTTTGCCACAAGTCCGTTGTAGAAGAAGTCGCCAAACACGTCGTTGGCAGACTGCCTCGGATCGTAAGGCTCATCCTCTTCTCTGTCGTCCGGTATAAGTATCTCCAGCAACCGGGACAGCATCATGTAGGCACCCATGAACGGCAAGCCTTTAGCCCCCAGAAGGGCGAAGCTGTAACCATGAACAGCCAACAGGTACCTACGTGCGAACCGCTTTTCTTCTGGCGTAGCTTTGCTATCAATAAGCCATTTATGGTAATTCTTGGCTAGGTAGAAGGCTTGGGCAAACACGATCTGTTTGAACGTGAAGATTACCCTACCCACCGGGTGCTGCATTATGCGAGGTGCGGTTTCCGCCATACCAGCGGTGTGTGCGTCTTGTACTACCCGCAGTGCATACTCTATGGCTTCCTCCACGCTCATGGGTTTGGCGTTCATGGGGCCACCACCGGCACGGGCAAGGTCATACGCCGCGATAGCCGTTACTTCCCTCATGTACTGCTCACTCCATGTGAACGGCTTAGACAAGAAGTCTACAGACTTGCTGAATAGCGTGTTGTAGTCTGCCAACGACTGCTTACCACGCTGGGTTACTTCCCTTGAGAGCGGATGCTTGCGCAACCCCCTGCCTTCCATCTCTTTGTAGAGCGCCTCATACCGCCCACCTTTCTCCGTCATCTTCTTGGTGGGATTCTTTGCCGCTTCCTTCAGCACACTGAAAGTACGTACGCCGTATTGTGCTGACAACATAGCGGGTACTTGTGTAAGAAGACCAGACAAGTTAACTGCCGCTGCGGACAAGCTACCGAGGATGTATTCCAGATAGCTACCGTAGGTAAACATGGTGGACCACTGCGGCACGGTCGGGTTAAGTGCAAAATCAATATTAGACTTAAGTGTGTTTACCAAGGCTTTTTGGGTTTCGCTACCACTTGCTTCGTGTGCGTCCTCTACTGCCTGAAGTGCCTCTCTTATAGCCATGTTGTACTTAAGAGACGATATACGGTGTATCCAGCGTTGTGCTTGGTCGGCGTACCCACGCACCGGGTCAATTTGCATACCGGGATACATTTTTGCCGGGCGGAAGTGCTGGATCAGGGACTTCTGTGGGAACAACGTAATAAAATCACTCTCGACGTCCCCTATAAGTTCAGCAGAAGCACCGTTGTCCTTCAGGGTCTTCTTGATCTTAGCCATCAACTCAACAGCTGGTGACTCCCCGCTGCGTAGCACTTGCTCCAACGAGTCACGAAGTTTTATTGCTCCCTCGGCGCGTAACTCCGGGTATTCCTTCTTGAGTGCAGCAATGGCCCTGTCCCGTTCTGCTGCGCTTTGCTCTGCCAGAGCGGAGTATTCTCCTGTCTGGGGGTCTTTGAACGTATACCAATAGTCCCCATCACGTATGAACGGGATGTAACCAGTAGACCGACGTAGGGCTGCAAGTAGGTCTTTGTCTTCCTGTGTTTTCTGGAAGAAGGGCTCCATCAGCCTTATGTAGTCTGCAAGGTACTTGTCCAGCTCCGTGCGTATGGTTGTATACGCGTCGCGCACTTCTTTAGGTAGCGCGTTGAATCGTTTCTGCAGCTCAGCAAACGCTTCTTTCTGCTTGGCGTTGGGCTTGAACTTTTTGGTCCCCACCACTGCCCCGGTAGCGTCGTACTCCGGCAGATCAACGATCTCAACCCCGGCGCGGCGTATATCTATAGCCAGCGCAGACATACGCTTCATAGCTGCAGCAAACTTCGGGTCGCCCTCAACCTTGGCCAACTCCTCCAGTTTTTTACCAGCCGCGTCAATCATAGCGTCCTGCTCACCACGCTTCTGTTGAACCAGCTTTTCGAGGTAGAGGAACGGCTCCTCAAGCGGCGTGCCCTTAACCAATGCATACATATTGGTAAGCGAAGCAAACTTCATGAAAGTTTCAGCTGCTGGGGCTTTGAGCCTGTCCCACCGGTTCCGTATTTCTTCAGTGGTGCCCGGCTGCCGGCTGGTGATTCCGTAGGCTACGGTGTCTTCTATGCCACCACCTAGATACATAGCTTCACCGGGAAGTGGATCGAGCCCAACGGAGATATCCAGTATGTCGTTAGCCAGCTGCATGGCTTTGTCATAGGCAGTAGCACGCTTCCGTATCCCCACCGCCTCCAACAGCATCTGCCACACACGGTTCAGAAAGTTACCGCCACGTGGTGCTTTGATGGTTTTGAGTAGCGCCTGAAACTCAGGGTTGCCACCAAGCTCTGCACCGAACTCCTGCATGTCGGTACCACCGTACGCATCACCAAGCTGCGTCTTGACCGCACTGAACAGCTTTTGCCACTGTTCGCTAAGTGCGTTATCCGGGTCGCCAACTATGCGGGCCAGACCTGCATGGAAAATCTCATGCAGTAGGGTGTGCTCGTTCATACCCGAGATGCTATCCAGATGCACAGTATCTGTGCCCGGTAAATACATACCGGAGTGGAACAGCGGGATACCGCCGTCAAGCACGATCTTGGTGTTTGCTACTACCGGCAGTAGTTTGCGCAGCAGCTGCACCAGCTCAGGGTTGCTGCTGTTGGTTTTGATAAGCTCGTTGATAGCAGCGCGGATGTCGCCCTTCTCCACTGCGGCCCGTATAGTCTTGTTGAAGTCGGGGCCACGGAACTTGGGTGTACGTAAATAACTACGGACCTGTGCGCGGCTCCCGGCCTTCTTGGGGTCAAGCGTGCCTTCCCTGCCGCCTACGCCGGGTGCAATTTCCTGTATTCGGTTATAACGAAGATATTCCTGAACCTGCGCAGCAATATCATCTTCTTGCGCTTTCTTCTGTTTTGCATCCATGGACGTTGATGCGGGTACGCTGTCTATGGCACTAATAAGTTCTTTATATGCAGCTACTTGCCCAGCCTGTTTTGGGCTGAGATTGCCTTTACGCTCCAGTGCACTTATTTGCGCTTTTTTGAACTTTTTAGTATCTGTGAGGCCGTACTCTGCAAGTACGTCTTCTACGTCCTGCCCTTCCTCCCGCGACGCGAGCCCGACTATGAAAGCCTCATAATTTTCACTTGATACCAGTAAGTCGTCTAACCAATCCTCGTTAGGGGTTGCCCCAACTTCCTCGGATTTACCACCTTCTGCGCGTGCCCCCTCACCTTTGGCTGAAGCTTCGTCTTTGTATATTTGTGAGAGGCGCTTGTCTTGCTTGTCTTCAGCTAAACCGTCGGGGGTGAACGTATTTGCAAGTTCCCCTACGACATAGAAATCACCAACCCCCCCGGAGCCGCCAAACAAACTTACTGAGTGCATGGCCTCTATTTCAGATTTAGTTTTACGGCGGGGGGTATACCGACTAAAAAACGCTTTTGCCTGCTCATATACAGAAGCCCTAGCCTTAGCGCGTACAAGCTGTAGTTGCGTATTGGGTGCGAAATGGTCGTTTAACCACTCCAACGCCTCGGATATATTGGCCACCGCTTCTCTGTCTGCAGCATCCTTTGAACTACTATTTTCCTCATCCCCTGAACCTTTCTTGGTTTTTATGCCCAGTATTTCTGGTTGCGTAAATACCTTAAAGTTGCCTTCTACATCTGCTTCAGACGTATCAAGTTCGCTGGCAGCCTCTGACTCCATTACTATTATGGCGGAAGCTGGTTCATATGTATGGAAGTACCACGCAGCCAGCTCTTCTGGAGTAAGTTTCTCCTGCCGCTCTATCTTCTGTTCCAACTTATCAAGCGGGTTAGCATCAGTAAGGGCAGTGATGGCTTTTTTACCATCTTCATCTATTGCGTAAGATTCCCGTATCCGCTTGTTGTCTTGTAGGTGTGGAAGTATGGCCTTACCGTCCGGCAGAAGGATATTTTTACTACCCTCCAAATCCAGATAATTGTTTTGGGCGCTCACCGACATTTCAGCAATTTCAGCAGATGAGAAGCCCATCTCCATCAACGCCGCCCGCTTGGCGTTAGCTGTCGATTTGTCGGCTTTCCCCTTGCGCGTTTTTCTAGGAGCTTTTTGTTTACCCTCTCCCTTGGGCTCTCCCTTGGGCGCTCCCTTGGTCTTCTTCTTGGTCTCCGTCTTGGTAACAGTAGGCGCTACGGTTGGTGCGGCAGGTGCAGCTGTGGGTAATGTGGTGGGCTTAGCCTGCCCAGCCATTTCTCTGGGAAGGAAAAATTCTTTTTCTGGGCGACGGGAAAAAGCTCTGGGGTTTTCCTCAACGTTCTTCCCTCCCTCCTTTTCCGGTATGTTACTAACTCTAAACTTCTCAGCTTCATCAACCGGAACATCCACGGCAACAACGCGCCCTTCTGGATATTCGTTCTTAAGATACCAATCAGCTTCTGCGGGATCGTCGGTAAACCAACGACCACCGGCTTCCATAGCCTGTTTGAACTCGGGGCTTTCTTTAGCCCACGGGGAAATTTTAGCATTTGCAATCTGCTCTGGAGTTGCCTCCACTCTATACAGCCTTACAGTCCCCGGTGCAGCAGGTGCAGCTGTGGTTGTTGCTGGTTTTACTACACCTTGGCCCCCCTGTGCGGCAGCACCTTCCGCTTCACTGCGTTCTACTTCCCTCTTGAGCGCAGCAAGCTCTTCCTGCGGGGTGGTTCCAGCAGGTTTGGGCGCAGCAGGTTTGGGCGCAGCAGGTGCTGCGGTAGCTTCTTCGTCTTCATCTACTACCTGCTCAGCGCCCTCTGCGTCGCCCGCTTGTTTCAGCAAGGCGGCTATTTCTTCGTCCGTCATTTCCTCACTGGCACCAGCAGCCGCTTTTGCAGCGTCTTCTTTGTTCAGTATTTCTTGTATCTCATCTATCTCACTGCCTGTGGGGGCGGTCTTAGCCTCCCCAGCGGGAGGAGGTGTACCAGCAGCTGTGCCAGCGGGAGGAGCGGTCGTAGTTGTTTTAGGTGCGTTGGCGAACCTAGCGTCCTTAAGGAAGTTATGGATCGCAGCCATGTGGGTTTTGTTGGTAGTCGTCTGTGCGTACGTATCAAGCGCATCACGTACTTTTGCAGCCTGAACCGGGTCGTTGAAGTCAGCGCCGGCCATGGCATCCAGCACTTTAAGCAGCTGTGACCGCCCCTTACCCTTATCATCGCCGGAGTTTACCTTCACACCCAGTATGTCAGTGGCCCACGCTTCTGTACCTTCTTTAGTAGCTGGTATTCCCTTTAAACCTTCAGCCATCCGAGCTTGTATTGCGTTGGCTCGTTGCTCTGCTTCTACACGGTCTATCTCATTCTGTTTCTGCTGATCTATAGCCGCCTGTTGCGTACGCGCAGACGCAGTGTCAACTGCACCCGAACCGCCACCCAGTACCCCACCTACAACACCAGCGAGGAGCGCGGCTTCTCCGTACTCAGATATGGCATCGTCTGACGTGAGGTCAAGCCCAGCTTGCCAGCGTTCCAGCACTTGTTGTGCCACTTCGGTCGGCATTTCACCAGCGGCACCTCGCACTGCAGTTCCGCTCACGGCTCTACGGTAACTAGTAGTAGCATCCGCAAGCAGTTTGGCAGCTTGTTGCTCGCGGGGCAGGGCTAGTGCCCCTCGTATCAAGTTCTTGCCAAGGATGAAGTATTGGCCGATGAGTTCTGGGGCTGACTGTAGCACCGCAGTGCTCAGTGCTTTTTTCATGTCTATGTCTAAGGGGCGGTTGGGGTCTTCCGCAAGCTGTGTTTCAGCCTGCCGCTCCATGTTGTAGCCGGTAAACTGGGGGACAAGAGACGCAAGTGCACCAAGGCCACCACCGATAATAGCGCCCGGTAAACCTCCAACAGGAGACCCCGCCATTGCACCCAAACGTGCAGCCCCAAGCGTTGTACCCATCTGCGGTAGCTGCCCCATAACAGCTTCGGGTATTTCACTTATCCCTTCAGCAATGGCTGGCAGCCAGCCTTCCTCGTCTTTTATGCGGCCAAGTCTGGCAAGGCTTATAGGGGACTCCCCGTATGCACGGGCGATTTCTTCGCTGCGCTCTGTAGCAGCAAGGGCGGCTTCTTCTGGCGAGGTAAACATCGCCTCGAACGGAGTGCGGGCAGAGGACAGCAACATCTCAAGACCCCGCCCAACTTCTCCCATCATGGTTGATTCGGTGGGTGTGAGGTCAACCTCAATGGGCTCCACTGCACTTTGGCTTGCTGATTTTATGTAGTTAGCAAGCGCCTTGACAGCGGCGGTGTCGCCTGCGGCGTTGGCATTACGGAGCGCCTGATATACACGGTCCATTTCGGACATAAGAGTTCCCTAGCTGTGCTGCTATTTATCGGCGTACTGGTCAACAATTCCTGCTACGTCAGCAGGCATACTGCTGGAAGTGGCGCTGGGACCGAAAATTGCATCTATCTCCGATTTTATGTAGGGGAGCGCCGCGTTCCGCCCTGCAGCATCTGCACCTACCTCCAGCTGCGCATCGGAAGGACCTCCAAACAAACGGTCATTGTCTTCTTTGTACTTCTCAGCAGCTATGAGGTACGCCGGGTGTATTGTTATATTCTGCATACCTAACGCAAGCGCCTCGTTGCGGTCCTTAGCGGCTTCAATGTTGGAACGAATTGCCCACTCTTTTTCCAGCACATCAGAACGTGAGGCTATTTCCTCCCTCGATATCTCACCCCTCTGCTGCAGTTCACGCTCTCTAAAATCTCGGTCCAACTGCGCCTGTTCTTCTGCAGTCATAAGATCAAGCAAGCCCATCTCCTCAGCCTTGAGGCGGGCCTCACGTGCCTGCAGACCGCTGCCACCACCCATCAAGGTCGCGCCAAGATTAGTACCGCCACTAGCGCCAGCCGCTTGTAGGAAGTCGATCAACGCACCGAGCTTGTCCTTCTTCTCCCCTTCCAAGGCGGCAAGCCTGTCTGCGTAGCGGCTACGGAAAGGTTCTGTAGGTGCGGCTTCTGCACGCTGCATGGGGGCTAGGTCTTCGCCCAGCATGGAGCGAAGGGCTTTGTCGATGTCTTGGGGTGCAGGTTCTGCAGGAGCTGCCGCCGGACTACCAGCGGGGGACACATCAGGCTCGACCGGTACAGGGGCCTCCGCACTAGCGCCTTCTTCTCCACCCAAAAGGGCCCCTAACCCGTAGCCTGCCGCACCTGCAGTAAACGACGTTCGACCGGGGGAGAAGACCCTAGCCCGTTGAACTGGGCCCATGGCCATTTGGGGATTGGGTTTAGTCACCGCCTTCTGCAGCGTAGCTAGCACCCTCGGCCCATACTTACGCACCAGTGGAGCGGCCAGCCTTGCTGCCCCTATCGCCCCTTTAGTAGCCACTCCAGCACCCCACCCGATACCCGGAACCGCCATCATAGCCAGAGATGCAGCGTCGGCTGGGTTTTCTTTGGCCCAAGCGGCGATATCCGCCAGCATGCTCGGGTCTTCTTCCTGATACTCCGGCGTCGTGCCATCCCCTATAGGAACGGGCTCAGGAAACGTAACATCCCCCTCGACATCCCCACCCGGTGCGTAACCCACAATCCCACCGCGAGCCATGCCGACCATGTTGGGTGCGGGCTGCGTCGGCAAACCACCGGCCATAGCTTTCTGCATCTGCTGTGCCTGCATAGCCTGACCTTGCTGCTGGAGGCCCGGGGCGAGAGAGGATGCCACTTCCTGTTTGGTAGCCTGCATCATCTGGTCTTCGAGCTGGTCCTTCACGGTGCCGGACTCAGGCTGCATCTGCATCTGCAGACTACGCTGCGCAGCTTCCTTGTCCTTCTTCAACTTCTGCAGGGCAAGCAGGTCCAACAAATCTTGGTTCATGGCGTAACGCTGCTGGAGCCCCTGCGGGTTCGCAGCAAACATATCAGCGCGGGAGTTTACGAGAGAGTCGATGCCTGCCATGTTAGCTTACCTGTTCACTAAGGCGCGTTGTTCGGGAGTGAGGTCGCTGAGGTCGGGGGTAGAACTACCGCCCAGCAAGTTTAGGTCTTTTAGCAACCCCAAGATACCACCCGCCCCACCAAGCAACGAGCTCAACCCACTGGGTTCTTGGTAGCTGTAGGACTGCGTGGCCAAGGGGAGACCCTGCAGCAAAGACTGCATGTACTGGACCTGCTTGTAGGGGTAGTCGCGCTCTTCTTCAAATTGCTTAATGTCGGCGGCAATGCCTTCGCTTTCGATGCCACGTTGTGCGGCGCCGGCAGACTGCTGGGCACCAAGAGCCTGCAACCCATACTGCTGGGCCTGTCCGGTAGCTGCCAGGCGGCGAGCTTCTTCGGC